CTGCAGCAGAGTTAGCAACGTCAACAGTAAATGTTGTTGTTGAACCTGATGTTGTGATTGCAGTAATCTTCGCAGATGTACCAACACCTGTTCCTGAAATCTTATCGCCAACCTCAGCACGTGTTGCAATAACTGCAGATGAAGCAACGCCGAATGTAAATCCTGCTGATGTTCCTGCTGCTGTTACTGCTGTTGTTGCTAGTGTTGACTGGTCTGCACCTGTCTTAGCATTGTATAAACGTGATGACTCTACGAAGAACGCGCCTTCGTACTCACCGATTTCTCCAGCCCAAATCTTGCTTGCTTCTGAAGCAGACTGTGACTGTGGGTAGCGCCATCCTAGGTCGCCTGTCTCAGCACGAAGGTCGTGTGAAACTTCTGGGTGGATACCAACCCAGTATGCATTTCCGCGACGGCCCTTAGCCTTGTTAGCACGCAACTTTGCTACAGCGCGACGGATGTCTGCTGAGTCTAGTGTATCTGCTGCGTCTACGTTTCCAACTGCTGTTGCGTTGCCTGCGAAGATGTTGTTTGTACCTGAGCGTAGAGTTGTCATTGCAACTGTGTCGATAGAATCGGCTAGGTTGTATGCAATGATGTTAGCAATTGCTGGGTCTACATCTGCAAGTGAGAAGAGTTCCAATGCGCGAGTTACTAGAACTGCGTTACCGTACTCATTAAGTGTTACTGTAACAGAGGTAGGAGTTGTCAGTGCTACTGCATCTGGGTCAACTGTCTCTGTTAGTGTTCCTGTTACTGTATCAAGGTCAACGTACTTCTGTAGAACTACTGTTGAACCTGGAATTGCTTGACGTGCGGGGCGCTTATCTGCGACAGAACGAATTAGGGGTTCTGAACGGAGAGCGAACTCGAGAAGGCGGTCATACGCCTTTTGTACGAGACCAGCGCCGCCAACTGTACCGCCGAACGAACCGCTCGAGGTATCTGTATATGCGTTTGCCATGTTTTTTAGTCTCCTTGACTATGAACGGATATTATTGTTGTGATTGAAGAAAAGCAATAAAATCTTCAGCGCTCTCAAAATTGCCATTTAGTCGAGCGTTCATATCATTTGCTTTATCTGGCGAAATACCCTGCTGCGTCACAACATCTTGCTGGCGTAATGCCGCAAGATTAGTGTCGTCATTGTTTGACTTAGGCTGGTATCCAATTAAATCTCCATTGTCAGATAGCCAATTATTAATTGACTCTTCATTAACTTCGGATATATCTTTTAGGATTAGCCGTGCTGCTTTAGTATTTACGCCCTTCTTTTCTAGGACTTCCTTAAGTGTCGCCTCACGCTGCGCCTTGGAGAATGTCTCAAGTTGCTCAGTAAGTTCCTTAATACGTTTTTCATCTGCACGCTTGGCTTTGCGTAACTTTTTAAGTAAGTCACTACCATCCAATGGTGCTTCCGTTTCTGTATCCAGGTCGTCATCTTCTTCATCCCAGTAGTTGTTGCTCATAGCAACCCACCCTTCTATTCGTTGTTAGTTCGCAGGCCACAGTTCAGTTCGGGGAAACTGGCTGGCTCCTACTATCGGTCTAATACACTGCATGGGGCCGATAGGTCCATGTCAGGAATTTAAAATGCGCCGCGATTTTGCGACGCTAGGCTCTTGCTATCTGCTATACCAGAGGAACCCTTAAAGCGAGAAGTCTCTTCTTCAATTAATCTTTCTTGCTGTGTTAATGCTTTACCGCTTTTACGCAGTACTACATCTTCAGCAAAACCTTGCGTATAAGCAGGACCACCTTGAGAAGATATATCACTAAGGAAAGAACCACGTGGCAAAGCCTGTGCAATATAGCGGTATCCAGCCTGTGCTTCAGTCTTGTCAACACCAAACTCAGCAAGTGATAGCGCTGATGTAAGCGATGTTGTTAAGCCTTGTGCTACAGCAGAGCCACCAATTTCAGCAGCAGTTACCTTCTGCTGTAACTTAGGTAGATTTTCTGTAGGATTTAAAAAGTAAGAAACTAAATCAGTATCGTTAATGTTGTAAAAAGACTTAAGAGTATTACGAGTAAATGGGTCAGCGTTTTTAACTCTAGTTACTGCTAGGTCAATACGGTCCTTAAACTCAACGGCAGAAATATCTGCAGCAATAAACTCGGCAAACTTCTTATAGTTATCTTTACGATTACTGCTTACCATGCTGCCTAAACCATAGGCTTTAAGTGTCTGGGCGTAAGAACTTTCAAGGTTAATATACTCAGCCTCAGATAAGACATTCAAGCCCTTCTTAACACGTTCAAAGTTACCTGCAAAGCGAGTTGCATATGCACCAGCAGGATTAGTCTTTAGTTTAATTAATGCTTCGGCTGATGTAAGACCTTGCTTCATATAGTCTGCAATTTCACCAGCAAGTTCTTCAAGTCCATAAGACCTAAATAAATCTGTAAGCATTGCAAACGCATCACGCGTTGCATCGCTAATTTCTTTCTTTTCTGGTTCTATAATCTTTTTTTCTTCTATAATCTTTTTTTCTTCAATAGGACTAGAACTTCCAAGGTCATCACCTGTTGGAGATTTTGTAGTAATTTTTCCAGTAAGTGGGTCAACAGTAGACTTGATACCAAGACCGCCATAAGATTGATTAATGCTTGCAGATACATCAACAGCAGATTTACGTGTGTCAATTTGTGCTTGAGTTAATCCAGTACCAGGAACAATAGCCGTTGTATATGGGTCAAGGTCTGCAGTCCAACTAGCCTTAGATGCGGCAGCAGCCGCACGAGCAGCAGGAGACATAGCGGCAATTTTTGTTTTCATTGTGGCTGCGCTTGCTGCAGCAGCACGCATACCCGCAGCCTTTGTTTTTTCGTCAACAATTACTGGAGTAGGTTTAACGATACCTGTATCTTTGTCTCTTGCCATTAGCCCATGAATCCAAACGACTTAAGTATGGTGTTAGCAAAATCAGCAGCAGTATTACGTGCTTCATCTGTTTGTCGCCATAGTGGGTTTGCTTGCATCTGTCTATTAAACTCTGCAGTACTCATTAGTCCACCATCTCTAGTAAGTGCCATCTGTACATCTTTATCATTGAAAGCATCAGTAATTGGAATACCTAGTTTTCTTGACTTAATCAATGCATACTGGTCAGCAATGTCTTTAACATTTCCACCATTAGTAATGTGGTCTTTAAGATTGCCATACATAGTTATTGCGTTAAGACGTAAGCGTTCTGTTTGCTTTTGTATAGCATCTTTTTCTGTACCACCAGCAATAACAAAAGCAAGTGCTTCTCCTGCTGTTAGTGGTTGTCCATACTCTGCTCCAGCCTTTTGCAAGGCTGCTACCTGTATAGCAACTTGGCTACCTTTAGCAGACTTAAGTAATGCTCCTGCGTCTGTACCCTCAAGGGCTTTAATAACAATAGCATTCTGAGAGTTCTGGCGTTCTGCTGCAGTAAAGGCTGCGCCTTTACGAGTAGACTTAGTTATTTTTCCAGTTGCATCACGGGTTGTAACAACCTCAACAGCAGACTTTTTTTCACGCTCATTAATATCTTTAAAGTATGCTTCTTTTTCTTCTTGTGTTGCTGGTCTACCTATAGCATCAATAAGATAATCATTGATTTCAGTATAAGCATCGCCTGCTGTAGTAAGAATTATATCTGTATCTTTAAAGGTTCCAGCCTTACTTGCTGGCAATCCTGTTCCAGCCCCGCCCTTAGCAGAGTTAAACCAAGAAGAAAAAGGAACTTCTTTAACGCCTTCAATTTGAATTTTAGTTGCAGCATCAAATGTATATTTAGCAATTAAATTATCAAGACCAAATAGCCAATCATTATTATTTAAGTCTTTTTGTTTAATCCAAGTGCGAGCAACTAATTCTTTTTTTAAGGCATCTAACTGTCCAGGTGCTGAGTAGTTCTTTAGGAAAGCATCACGTGCTGAAATAATACTTTTATATTGACTAATAGTTGTTGAGCCATCAGCGTTCTTTGTATCAACAAAGTAGATACGGTCTCCATTGAGAATAACATTACCAGAAGATTCAATTGCATAACCTTTAAGTCTGTCATCTGCTACATCTACAGCAGCACCATCTTCAACAGGTGGTGGAGTTTCTACAGTTTTATTTTCAGGTCTAACTACTCCCTTAGGTGCAGGTGGCAATGGGTCAACCTTTGCTCCAGCCTTCTTAGCAGCAGTCTGAGCATCATAAGCAGCCTGTACTGCTGCGTCATACTGAGCCTGACCACGTGAAGGTATAAGCGCTTCTGCTTTTTTAAGAGCATCAAGTGACTTTTTGTATTCATCAACTGCACCCTGAGCACCCTTTTGTTTTTCGCTTGTACCTTTAGCGCGGTTAAGTTCTAAGCGTGTAGCATTTTTTAAATCTTGTGCTTTCTTGTATGCAGCAGAGGCGGCATCATAGGATTTCTTTATTGCATTAAACTCTTTCATACTAAAGTTGCGTACGCTGCCTGGCTTTGCATCGTTCTTTTCTTTATTTTCCAAGGCAATTAAATACTTTTGCTCTAGCCCACCACGTCCGCCAGTACCATTAAGGATATCAAACGTACGGCGTGCTTCTTCTGAAGCATCAAAGAAGGCTTTTTCTAAACCTCTAATGTCAGCCATTACTTTAACTCCTTATAGACATAGTATGATTCACGTGAATAAAATCCAAGTATTGATTTAAAGATTGCGCGGTTGGCTTCTGTTACATATAGGTCGCCTACCATTAACTCATTTAGATTAGCCTCTATCTGCTCTTTTCTTTCCCGCTTAAGTTGTGCAATGTTTTCAACATTCTTTAACTCTGGGTCAGTAGAGAAAGCAACAAACTCTCGTATCATTTTAATTGCCATCATTAACTTCTGGCGTGTGGCTGGTCTAACATCAGTCTTAGGGTTTGAAATTAACTGCTCAAGACTATTAAGCATTACAGACTCGTTACCAATTTCATTACCAGAACCAATAAGTTCTGAATTAAGTAGTGGGTTGTTAGCCTTTAGTGCAGCACGTTGCTGCTCTGCTGCTTTAATAACATTGGCTCGTAGTTCTGGGTCTGACAGATTATTAAGAATATCTTTTTGCTGACGAGCAATGTCATAATACTTCTGCTTATCCTCTGCTACCTGTATATCTGTGTAGTAATCTTCAAGAGACTTACTCTCAATAAGACCTGCTGCTTTAATCCAGTTATAAGTACCAGCATTAAAGTCACCAATCTGTGGTGCAAAAATGTAGGCAACCTCACCATAAGTCTTAATTAAGTCAGCGTTTTTAATGCCCCAGTTTTTTAACTTATCTGTGTTCTTAATGAGAACGCTAGTCTGCTTATCCTCACGGGCAACTGTATAGATAAGTTTGCCTGGATTCTTACCAATATATGTAGCAAGTGCTACCTCGTATGGGTCCGAAATGTCTCCATTATTAACAGCAGTTATGCCATTAAGAATATCAAAGAACTCTGAGCGCAAAGTAGTAATACCAGTGTCTTTAATATAGTCAGGGATTCCTACAGACTCCATAGTTGTAGGTACAACTGGTGATAATAAACCTAGGAAGTGGCGCATAAACAATACGTTATGTGCTGAAATACGAATGTTCTTTAGATATTCAGACTTCTCTTCATCTGTAGCATTTGCTGTAATACCTATTCCGTTGGCTGCATTGTAGGCAATAGCCTGCTGTGCAGCGGTTACTTCTTGTCTAGACTTTTCATCAAATCCCAACATACCCCAGACACGCTGTAAAGACGAAGGAACAACAGCACGAAATATATCAACATTGTCACCAATGTTACCTAGTGCAAAAGTATCAATGCTTTCACCTAGTTGCTGTGAGTATGGCTGTATTGCACCACCAACAAATGGAATCTTTCCTGGAACTACACCAAGGATATTTTTTACAGCAATAACTCCTAGTCCCGCAATAGGACCAGACAAAGTAGGAAGACCAGCATCTTGCGAGAATGATGGGTTAACCATTCTTAGTTTAAATGTAAACTCATTAAACAATGGCTGGCTGTATCCAGTATTACCTGTTAGCGCACGAAACGCACCATCTGTAGCCTTGTAGATAATGTTATCCATAGGCATTACTACATATGGTTCACCTTCGGCATCGTTAAAGATAGCGCCACTTGATTCAAGTCCTACGTTAACTAAACGCAAACGATACAAGGTACGTGGTGCTACATCCTTTAAACGATAGATACGGCGATAAAAATCCTCAGTTGCTCTATAGTAACGACCAACGGTACGAATGCTAAATGAAAAGTTAGAACGTATCTTTGGGTTATCTGCAAACTTTAGAATAGTATCTGCTGCTTCACGCACTGCTAATTCAGTAAAACGCTTTTCGGCTATAGCCTTATACTTCTCAGTTACTGCATCAATCTGCTTTTGAGTAGCACCAGCAAAAGGACCCATCTCATTTGCTACCTGTTGACGAACAAACTCTTTTTCAATACCAGCATACTTTCTGCGCAACTGTGCATATGTAACCATAACTGCTGGTTGACGGAATAAACCAGTTACTTGTTGGTCCATCCAGTCCATCATAGTATTTCCGTAGCGTCTAAATACAGACTCTACATCAAAGTCACCAAAGGCTATTTCAGTATTGATAGGTCCGCTAATACGGAATCCTTGGCTCGCATCTTGGAACTCATCTAGAGGAATACGTGCAACCGCCGCGTTCCAAGTAGGAATGCGACCAGATTCTGCACTCATCTTAACTAGTTGCCCATAACTATTCTTAACTACATCTAATAATCCCTGATTAAACTTGTTAGCATCACCATGGAATGTTTCATACATATCAGTAAACATACGGAATAACTGACCACGGGCAATTTGCTCATCATCTAGTCCACGACCACGGGCTTGAACTGTGTAGGCTGTGCGTTCTAAAAATGCACCAACAGATAGATTGTCTTGAATCTGCCAAGTATTAGTTAACGGTTCAAATTTAAAACCAATTTTTTCCATACCAGCATCAAGTGCTAGTTCCATCATTTCCTTACCAGTGCGTGGGTCTACTTCGCCTGGCTTTAATGCATTGTATCTAAAAAATATTTCTGCTGGGTTAAGTGTAACTTCATCGGTTAGTTTGGCCTTGTTACCAGCCATCATCTTAAACCATTTTTCAAAGTGTGCTAATGCAACTTCGCGTTCTGTTAGCATAGCCGTATCAATAGTACGGGTTCCTTTACCCATCTTAATACCTAATGCATCAAAAGCCATATCAAGCATAGATGGTGTAATAACTGATGCAACAATCTCCTCGCCATAACGACCAGATATGCCACTGCTAGCAACAAGAGAAGCAGCCATTGAGTTAAGTGCATCAGGTGAATGTACAAAGGCTTGCATTAAATAACCAGCAGTTTCAGGGTCAACATAACGACCATACATTTGTGAAACAGCAGCAGATATTGCTTGACGTTTTTCTAAACTTGTTAAAAGAACAACATCAACTTCTAATTCATCTGCCTTGTTTTGCAAAATTGTTTGTCTATCTAAAATTGATAGCGCTTCTTCGTGTGAGTAGCGTGGTTGTTGACCCATACGCATAGGTAAATCTGCGCGGGGTGCAAATTGTAATGCTTTTTGAATACTTCTACGCACTGGACCACTAGCAGACTTAGAACCAGTAGCAGCACGGGACATATTTCCTAGTCTTAATCCTTCTAAAGATGCAAATCTACGCATATCTTTAGTAGGTGCAGATAGTAAATACATAGTTGCTTCGTCAATAGCAGAACGAACACCTAAACGTGGGAACAAAGTTAAGATAGACCATGCATCAACTAGTCTTTTTGAAAAATTACCTTGTGTTGCTCCGCCAAGTGCAGTAATAATGTTTTTCTTAGACTTAATTTCCCAAACAGTTGACCCGATTGTGTCATAAGGTAGTGGGCCAATAGCCCATGTAGTCTGATAAGGCTGCAACGGACCTTCGGTATTAACAAAAAATCCTGATTCAGATTCACGAACAGTGTTTGCTGGTGCAAACTTAACATGGTCTGGGTTAATTGCTAGGTCTCGCTTGGTAGCAAAGCCTGCTTTATCACCATACTTGTCCTGTAGTGTCTTAAGAATTAAATCTTCACCCTTAACACTGCCACCTAGTCCCATTGAATACATAGTTGCAGCATCTAAGTTACGCAAAATAACTACTTGCTCATCAGCCGTTGAGTCCAAGAAGCGAACAGTTAATGCTTGAGCCATATCCTTTGGCAAAATCTGACGAGCACGGGCTGTAAAGTTAGAAGCAGTATCAATAGCATTAACACCAACTCGTACTTCTAGTCCTTGTGGCGAACGTGCCGCTAAGCGGCCAATTCTTTTCCAACCTTTAATCTCTTCATTGGCTTTTAATACTACAGACATGTCAGAGTTAGGATTAACTAAACGCTGTAGTGAATCTTCTGCATTAAGAAATGCAGCACTAATTGGGTCAAGAGCAGCATCTCTTTCAGCAGCATTACGAGACATGTTATTAAAGACTCTGTCTAGTGAACGTGTTATTGCATCTGCAAACAAACGATTTTGACGGGCTACCACTACACCATTACGCATGTAAGTTAAACCATCAACTCGTCCTGCTAGTAATAGATTTAGATTGCCAGCATTTTCAAAGTATCCTTGTGCTGATGCAGCATCAAATACTTCTCCATCTACAAGTGCCTTAATTGCATTCTGGTCATTATAACCAGGAAAGTTTTTTGCAATATCATCAAGTGCAATTGACTTTGCACCTGGAGTTCCGCTTGAGTCTTTTACCTTTTTAAGCGCAGGACCTAGTCCATCTTGCCAGAATGAATAAACTAACGGATTCTTAAATGTATCTCCAACAGCCTTTTCTACTGAAACACCATTGTTAATTGCTTCAGTAAGCGAGTTAGCAATACGCTCACCCTTAGTTACACCCTTGCTTAGTCCACCTGTTATCCAAGTAAGTGGGTCTATAGCAATCTGATAAACAAAATCTATAACACCAGATACATTTTTTGTTGTACCGCTAACACCACTTGATGGTGGCTTGCGGTCAAGCATACGAGCAATGTCTCGTCCTGGAGAAATCTGTGCATACTTTACGCCATCTAGTACTTCCTTAAAAGCCTCTGGTTCATCATAGGCTTTTTTAATTGAGTTAAGAAGGTTAGCGTCTACTTTACCAAAGTCTTGAACAATCTCGCCAGGAGTTTTACCCGCAAGTAATCCTTTAGCAACCATAACATCAAACTCACCAAAGTAACTGGTCGCTTCCGCCAGAGCCTTGTCATCATACTGATTCTTTCCATCCCACGCATCTGTCCATGTTTTCATGGAAAACAAATCTTCGCCCTGTGCTATCTGTCGTGCTACCTTGTAAGGCTGGTTAATCAAGCGGTTGTACTGTCCACCTAGTTTAAATAAACCAATTAATGGTGATGCAACTATTGTTCCAATAGTTTTGGCAACGCCAAAAAGACGGTCTGATACATCAGGTGCATCCTGCATGTAGTCAGCATCTTTAAACATAAACTTTAGTTGGTCTTGAAATTGAGGCTCTAAACGGTTATATTCTTTACGAGCCATTTCTGTACCAAGTTTAACTAGTTCACGATGTTTTTTAATCGTATAACTCATCTGCTCTATTTGGTTTTTTTCTACGCCAGATAGGTTTGCATTTTTTGCAGCAGCATAAATATTAGGTGATACCTCAGCAACAATCGGTTTGATGTACTGGGCCATTAAAAGTCTCTATCAAGAATTGTTCTGTAAATTAACTCTGCATCTCCTGATGAATCAAACTGTGCTAAATACTTTAATGTGTCAAGAAGCGTTGGTGTTTGATTAGGTAAACCACGCATTGCCTCTGAACCTACGCCATCACCCATGTCAATACCAGATGTAATGGGCTCACCAGGACGCATAGATGGTGCACCTAGTGGTGTTGGCATTTCTATTTGAGGCATCTGTGGCATTGAACTGCCTTGCATAGGCGCACCTGTTTGTTGCGCCATAGTTGCTTGACCTTCTCCGTATGGCAAGCCAGCAATGTATCGTGCAGGTTGTGTGGCACGGCCTGATTGGCCTGCGCCACCAGTTGCTGAAACATTTGCTGGATTATTCTGAGGGGCTGTTGGACGCATCCCACCACGATTTTCTGGGGCAGTTGTCATTCTTCATCCTCCTCTTGCTCAATAGGTTCGTGCTTAGTACCAAGTACTTCGCTGTTGTACTCTTGTGCCATCTTCATCATCCCGTATGCGTTCCATGGTGTCATGGCTTCGCTAACTTCTGTGTGTAAATATCGGGTCCCTTCGTAGTCTGCCCACTCGGTTATCATTAACCAGTTAGTGCAGATGAACTCAGTCCCCTTCGTATCTTCTTCGAGAAGAATCTTTAAGGCTTCTTCTATTTTGTCTCTAAACTCTTTGCTCATTTTGCGTACTGAATCTTTGTAATAATAGGTTCACTAGTGTGAATATCCCAGTTGCAAGAAATTTCTATTGCTTTGCGGATGATAACTTCTGCTTGTTCTGGAGTTTTTGTTTTACTAATACCCATTGCTGCCATAGCACCAAGGGCAACATCGCCACCGCTACCATTAAAATAAATGCCACGACTATCACGGTCCCAAGAGTAATCCTCAAATATAGGATACAAGACTCCATAAATGCTGATAATAAAACTCGAATCCTGTGCAGCAGCATCCCCATCTTCTTTCATGTCATAGCCTGCGTCAATAAATGTCTTACGCATTGCTGGTATAAACTTTTGCGTCATAAACAAATCTAAGTTTTCTAACTTAGTTGGCTTAGGTGGCTTCCATCCAAACTGCAATAAGTTAGAGCCGCGACTAGCGCCTGCTCCTGCAATTAAGTATCCGTTGTTCTCGGTAATCTTGTGAGTAGCAATCGTCATAGGACGACCGCTTTCATCAGACGCTCTAGAGTCGCAACCAATTTCAGACCAGCCATCTCCCTGATAAGCAGCGAGTGTTGTCATTGTCCCCTACCTTTATTAGTTAACGTCTAGTTACTGTTCTTGCCGATGCTGAGGCTTCGCCGCCTGATGTTAAACTTGCTAAAAGACTTTGTAGTTGTGGTGGTTGCTGTGGTTCTAAAGAAGCGCCTCCTGCTGGCGCGGCGGGAACAGGGGACGGTTGCTCAACCTGTGCACCAGCAGGAGGTAATTCTGGCGCAAAGACTTCTTCAACGGCATCCTCTATTGGTACGCCACGTTGACGAGCCTTAATAACTCCAGCGATTTTATTTACCACGGCTGATGGGTCCCCACCTTGCACAGCCATTTGTGGAATGGCTTGTGTGTATGCTTGTAAAGAACTAACAAGTGCTTTACGCATATTTTCAATTTCAATCTTTTCTTGTTCCTGCGTTACGTTAATACCAAATGGTAGTTCACGCATTGCTAGGTCTGTAGAAATTAATCCACCACCTAATGCTTGTAACATAAAAATAAGTCCCTGTGCTGGGTTAAGTCCAGCAAGCATGCCGTATCTAACATCGGCAGTAAAGTCACTCTTAATATCTTTGCCTGGCTTGTAGGTAAGGCTATAAGGAGAACCTGCATCTACGCCACGGATTGTTTTTTCAAAATCAAAAAACTTCTCATCTACCTCAAAACATACAGAGATAACATCTCGTAATGCAGAAGCAAAGATAGCCTGAGCAGATTTAACCTGCGTATCAAAGCCACCCATAAGTGCTTGAACACCCTGACCAGTAATAATGGAAGCATCAATGTTTCCAGTACGTCCCTCTGGGTAACGTGTTCCTGTTCGTAGTTCTTGCTGTAACAAAGCCTGCTCAGTAAATGCCCCAGGTGGAATGTTAAGGTCTACGCGTCTTACACCTGCTGGATTTGCTGTGCGAATAATTGCATCGCCACCCAGTTCAAGTTCTGTTACATCTGTTGGTAGAACAATTGGAGCCTGTACTGACTTCTCTGCTGCTTCCATCGCAAGTAATGCGAACCTGTTACGAAGCAACTGAATACCCAATACATCATCAAACTGCCCACGCATCTCACCATCAACTGATGGACGCTTAGCAACAACAACCATCATCTTACCAAGCGGATTAGCCGCCTTAGATAAAACTAAATTGTTTCTATCTGGAACAAACAACAGAGATTGTTGTGCATCGTAGTAACGAATTATCTCTAGTTGTGCGTTAAGGTCTCCCTTGTACATTTCTGGACCAAGGAGTTCTCTTGCATACTCAGGGAACTCTGAAGCGAGTTCTCCAATGCTCAAGTAATAACGCTTAGCAAAGGCAATACAGCGTCCGTAGCGGTCAAATTCTGGGTAAGCCCC